TTGGATACTAGAAATAACATGAAGAAAGAATCTAAGAAAACGGGTGTATGGTATACATCAGAGTTTAAGCAGTACACTTTCTGGAATAATAAATTACAGAATGCCAGTAGTGAGAAAGAAGTAAGGTTCTTAAGAATCATGCGCATGAAAACACTGATGAGTTTACCAAGCAAAGAGAAGTATGCTACACAGCTTATGAATAATAGTAATCATAAATGTATAGTATTTGCTAATACAAAAGAACAGGCTGATAAACTTTGTAGATATAGTTACCATTCTGGAAATAAGAAATCTGAAGAAAACCTTCAGAACTTTAAAGATGGTGTTATAAACAGACTAAGCTGTGTACTACAACTTAATGAGGGTATTAACATTCCTAATCTTAAGGAAGGTATTATCTTACATAGTTATAGTAATGAGCGTAAGTCTAATCAGCGTATAGGTAGATTGCTGAGACTAAATCCGGATGATAAATCTATTATTCATATCTTATGCTATAGTAATACTATAGATGAGACATGGGTAAAAGAAGCGCTATCTGATTTAGATCAAAACAAGATTACCTGGAAGAACATTAATCAACTAGAATTAGATTTATGAAAGTATTCACAACAACCTTAGTTAAGAAAGAAGGCAAATTAGATTTTAATAATGATGCTATTAAGAAAGTTTATAACCAGTTTGTTGGAGTAGTACCGGATGGTTTTACAGTAAATGTAATCTTTGAATTAAATGGGCCCAAAGCTACACTTGCACAAATCTCTAAAGCACATGCTGCATGTAGAGAGATTGCAGTGTTTACCGGGCACAACTTTGAAGATATTAAACTATTGGTTAAAGAGAAAGCAGGATTGATTATAAAAAATAATAGTGATGGGGAAACCACCACTATTATCAAGTCTTTTGGCGATTGCTCAAAAGAGGAAATGAGTCAAGTAATACAAGTTACTGAAGAAATGTGCGCTAGTATGGGAATTGGGTGTTAGTCACCTGATTCCTGTGGTGCATCTTCCTGAGTAGGCTCTGCACTTTCAAGATCAATCATCTTCTTAGCTTCTTCTTCAATCTCTTCCATAGTCTTCATCTCTGTGAGACTATTATCTTTAGCATACTTCTCAATGTCATTGATAAGAATAGCTAAAGTTTCATAATGAAACTCCCAGGGCTCTGAATGTTGTTGATTCTTGATTCTTTCATTAGCAGCTTGTACTTCTTCTTTAGAAAGATCTTTCAAGATAAACATTAATAACGCCTGTACACGGGTTAAATACGCACCGTTAACTTTAATTTCTACAACGGTCTTTAATGGTAATACTTCAATTTGTTCTGACATAATACACAAATATACATAATGAATACTACACAACAGATAAACATTTCTGAAATACAAAAAAAATTAGTAGAAACTATTAATCACACTGACTGGTATGGTTTATTAAATCACTTTATCACTAAGAGTGAGTTTCAGGAGATACTAGAGAAACTAGTATTTGAAGTAGAAGAAGGTAAAAGATTTGTACCTAAGATTAAAAACACCCTTAATGCATTTAAAGAATGTAGTTTTAAAGACTTAAAGATTGTAGTTATTGGTCAAGATCCTTATCCCTGGTTATATAAAAATCACCCAGACGGTACTGTAGCAGATGGTTTAGCTTTTAGTTGTGGTCATAGTATGAAAATACAACCATCATTAGAGTATATCTACAATGCTATGGGTAAAGAACCTGATGATAGAAATCCGGATTTAAAGTATCTAGCCAACCAGGGTGTTTTATTATTAAACAGCGCTTTTACTGTAGAAGTAAATAAACCCGGTACACATTATCACATATGGAAACCATTCATGAATATTATTCTTGATGCTATATGTTATAATAAATCAGGAATTGTATTTATATTGCTAGGGAAAGTAGCACAACAGTTTGAAGACATGATTACTGAAGATAATTTAATCCTAAAAGCTAGCCATCCAGCAAGCGCAGGATATAACAAAGGTATCTGGAACTGTGAAGATGTGTTTAATAAAACCAATGAGTATCTAAAACAAAGAGGTAAAACTATAATACAATGGTAAGAGATTTTATTGACATGGTTATCTGTACTTACATACATAAGAAGTACAAAGAAAAAAACCCGGCTGTTGTAGCCAGGTTTCTTAAATTAAAGTATGGGGTATCTTGCTCTATTGATGTAATCAATAAAAGATATCAATTAGAAAAATGCTCTCTTGAGTCTGAAGCCAACGTAAAGAGCAATAGCTAATAGAAGACCATAGAGCTCTGCTTTTAACTTTTTAATATCGGAGCTCTTATCTTTTATAATAAACTCTTGTTCTTTAATGGTACTGTCTTTAAGCCGGATATCATTTTCTAATACAGACTCATAAGATTTATCTCTTAGCTTCTGTGTGATTGTGTTATTCTTTACAATGGTCTGAGTTTTCTCAGGACAAAATGCTGAAACAGCGCCATTCTGAATAGTAATTCTTACATCACCTACAGTAGTATCTAAGCTAACACCCTTTAAACCATCATGAATAACTGTAGTTTGCTTTACGGTATCAATAGTTGTAAGAGTATCAATGCTAGTAACAGTGTCAATAATGGTATCAACAACGCAAAGCTTTCTTCTAAAGAATTCTTCTTTGGTGTTGCTGATATGTTTTTCTTTGAAAGCAAGCTTGACAGGGTTACATGCTAATAGTGTAATGCTTAATAAGATTAATAATCGGTATTTCATATAGTTTAAATTTTGGTTTTACTTAATTCCTTATCTAAATCACAAATCTCTTCGTGTTTAGCAAAAGGAATAAAAAAAGGTAACTGTTTTTCAGGTAGCTCACCCTCATTGGATGCTCTCCTAAAATAGTTACCCTTGATTAGAGCTAAGTCTTTTTCTAAAGACTCAATTCTAGCTTGCTGTGAGCTTGATACCTCTAAAAGACGTTTTACATCTTGCTTCATCTCACGGAGATCAGTCCAAATCATCATCCCAAGTATTGAGACAATTGCAGGACTAGCCCAGATTTTAATTTTGTCAATAACGTTTGTTGCCATAACTAAAAAGGGTTAGCCTTCCTCTGAGATAACCCATCTTTGGAAACCTGCAGATAGAGGAAGGCATCCCCACCTAAATTAAAACTATGAATGATAGAAGTTGTCAAAAGATATACAGATTTCTAGATAGGTTCTTGTGGATACGATGTTAGTGAGTTATATTTGTACTCCCACTATTAATATACAAACCAACTATGAAAGAAACAATAAAAAGTAAAGAAGTAGAGGAAGAAATTGCAAACTTTAAAAAGCAATTTCAGGAAAAACACGGCATTAAACTAATTGTATTATCTCCTGCAGATGACATAAATAGGCTTACAATACCGGAAACAGCTGAAATTATTAATAGACACCTGGTTAAGTATAGTGCACTGCATTATAAAGCACCGGCTAAAAAAAGATCTAGAAGAGAGGACACAGTTATTCACTCACAGGCATTCTGTAAGATCTGTAAAGATTTTAATTATGGACCCAGTGAAATAGCAAGGTTTCTTGATAAGGATCATAGTACCGTTATATACTCTATAAGAAAAGCAAGTGACTTATTATCTATAAATGATAACCGGTTCTTGACTGTATATAATTCTGTTAAACGTGAGATAATAAATAAAATGTATGGAAGAGATATTCAATATTCTGATTCAGAATAAGATAACTCCTAACCAGCATTACATGTTACATTGTCTCCGGAATAAAATACAACCTACTGCTATTAATCCATATGCAGAGGGAAGAGAACTCAAGTTTAAAGGTTTAGTAAATGATAAGTGGGAACTACTCCCAGCTGCCATTGAACTCCTTGATAAGATAGATGAGTTCTTCCATGTAAAGAAAGAGGAGACAACTAAAGTAATTGCCGGTGATGATTTTAAAGAGAACATAGTCAAGTATCTGGACCTATTCCCTAAACGTAAACTACCAAGCGGTAAACTAGCTAGATCAGACAAGAAGAATATAGAGAGTAACTTCAGATGGTTCTTTAAAACCTTTGAGTATTCTTGGGACACTGTTCTTAAAGCAACGGCTCACTATGTAGACGAGTATGAGAAGAAGAATTATCTATACATGCAGACATCACAATACTTTATCAGTAAGACACAACCGGATAAATCCAAAATGTCAGAACTGGCAAACTATTGTGCAATGCTAATAGATGGTGTAGATATGGATGATGATGATCATTTTAAAGAAAGAGTAGTATGACAAAAGAGTTATGGATTCCTAGAAAAGATGGCTTTAAGAAAGCTTTAGAGTACATGAAGGGTAGATCTGATGGAGTTATTAAATCCATACAGACACCTTGGGCTAAATTTAATGATGCTACTACTAATGGTATTGAGTGGAACACACTTAATGTAATTGGTGGTAGACCAGGTGCTGGTAAAACTTTGATTAAAGACCAGATTATCCGGGAAGCATTTGCTCTTAACCCAGATACACAGTTTAGAGTACTAGAGTTCAGCTTTGAGATGATTATGCAGACTTCATGTCTGCGTGATTTTAGTGCAAGTTTAGGTAAGACTTACAAATATCTGTGTAGTGCAGAGAACAATAAGCTTACCAATGAAGAGCTAGCTCAGTGTTATGAGTTAGCAAAACAGAAGGTGCACTATCCTATTGATACAGTTGAGCAGCCTTGTACTGTAAATGAGATGCGTGATATAGTAGATAAATACATTAATGAATATCAGACAAAGACAATTATTACATTGGACCACAGTATCCTATTAAAGAAAGCCCCATACCATAGAGACAAATACGAGATGTTATATGAGTTTGGTGAGATGCTTACTGAGATAAAGAGAGTGTACCCAATTACTATGATTGTTCTTAGTCAGTTAAACAGAAGTGTAGAGTCTCCGGAAAGAAATGAAGATGGTAAGTATGGTAACTACATACTTGACTCTGATATCTTTGGTGGTGATGCTCTATTACAGCATGCTGACTTAGTAGTAGGTCTTAACAGACCCGCAAAACAAAAAATTAAATACTATGGACCTGATAGATACATCATTGAAGATGATAAGACTTTGGTTATGCACTTTCTTAAAGCAAGAAATGGTGATAACCGGATGTCATTCTTTAAGGCCCAATTTGAAAAGATGAGTGTAACAGAAATGGAGACACCAGCAACACAAGAAAGAAGAATTAAAACCGTATGATAAGCACAAAATCAACACAGAAACTTAGTACGGAAGAAAGAAAGAAGAGGATACAAGACTTGTATGAACACCAAATGGAAAAATTCATGCAGGAAAATGTATCTGAACCTTTATTTATTCCAAAGATGGCTTACAAACCAGCCACAAAAGATGAGAAGCACATTACATTCTTTGCCTCTGAGTTAGAGAGAGCAGAGTATTATGAGGTGCCTAAGAATGTATACACTGAATTTATTAGCAGTGAGTACATTCCTGAAGACCCCAAGCGTACATTGTACAAATGGGTATTTAATCCACACTGGAGAACAGAGTATGATATCATTGAAGCTACAGAAAGCATTCAAGAGAGATACATGATTCCTGTTGCGGAACTTAGAATTGTGCAACAGGCTGCTGCACAAAAAGAAATTAAATTGCCATCATTGGATTTAGGTCCTACAGATGAGCCCTTTAATATGCTTACAATTAGAGATCTTGCTGCTATCATGCTGAAGAAGCCGGTTAGTAACAAGCAATGGTTAAATGAAATTATAAAATCAAAATAAATATGGCATCAAGCATCTTAGTTATCGCAGAGAGCGGTGCAGGTAAAAGCACGAGTATTGCAAACCTGGACCCAAAAGAAACATTTATTATTAACGTTGCAAACAAACCACTTCCTTTTAAAGGATGGAAGTCTAAGTACAAAATCTGGAGTAGGGAAGATCAAACCGGTAACATGTATACAAGAGCTGGCGCTAAAGAAATTGAGGCCTGTCTTAAGTATGTTAGTGAGAAGAGACCTGAAATCAAGAACATTGTAATTGATGACTTCCAGTACATGTCAGCATTTGAGTATTTTGATAGAGCAGAAGAGAAAGGTTTTGACAAGTTTACTAGTATTGCTAAGAGTATTGCAACCATTGCAAAGCTCCCAACTACACTACGTGAAGACTTGTATGTATTTTTCTTAACACATGCTGAAGAGTCTCAAGACTTAGAAGGCAGAAGAAAATTTAAGGCCAAGACTATTGGCAAATTAGTAGATAACAGTTTAACTTTGGAGGGACTATTCTCTATAGTTTTATTTGGTAAAGTAAAGAAAGATAAGGATGGTGGTATGCGCTACATATTTGAGACCCAGAACAATGGTGAGAATACGTGCAAGTCACCAGCCGGTATGTTTGAGTCCTTTGAGATTCCCAATGATTTAGAATTTGTAAAACAAGCAATAATTAACTACGAAAATTAATAACCATGATTAGCACTAAAGACGTGCAAGCTACAAGTAGCT